ATGTAGGTTTTTATATTGGCAGTAGTCGTATATTTGGTGTCATTGTCATCTGCGGAATCTTCAACAAGAAAAGAATCAAGAGCGACAAGAGTTGTTTTCTGGTCTTTATCGTGCATCCTGAATGTTGCAGCATAAGCCATACTAAATATACCTATGAGACTTATTACCAATAATACCCACAATGACTTTTTCATAATGTTATATCCTTATGCTTTTAAAAACGTGGGAGCAGGTAGGAGGAGGGTTCCTGCCCCCACTGTGGTCCCTTAACCATCACCGGTCTGGTTAAGGCCGAATTTATTGCAACGGCACAGGTACATAACTATCTATCCATGCCTGATATGCCGCATTATAGTCGGCTTCCAACGTCTGCTTGGCAATTTCCACTTCATACTTGTTTATAAAGTCTGCAAGCTCATTCTTCATTTTGCGTATCAGACAGGCTTTGGGATCGAGCGTCTGTGTTACTACTCCATTCGCATCAACTACCGTGCAATTCAGAGTACCAACTGCCGCCTGTAATCTTGCTACATAGGCATCTGGGACTGTTATGGAAAGAGTCACATCAGCCGCCCCTACCGGAACTGCCATTGCCAAAGCCAATATCATTGCCAGAAATACTTTATTCATTTTTATTCTCCTTACCAATTCTGTTTCGCTCCAGGGTGGCGGTAAATGTCGAATTTAGAGCTTGTACCTTTGTTATATACAAATCCAGAGTCTATCTGGAACCAACCTTGATTCACAAGGCCACGCTCCTTATAAATCTGGACGGCATTCAAGGGCGGGGCTGTTACTTCGTAAAATTTGAGGTTATCCAGCCAGATTTCTTCGCCTATGGACATACCTATAAAATATATATATGCTGTCGTAGCAGAATTAACTACTGTATATAACTCAAAGGGTATAAAATCTGTAGAAGTAACAGCTAAAGATGAAGCATCTCCAGCAACACTTGAATGTAACACTATAGTAACACTTCCAGCATTAACCTTGGCAATTCCTGTCCATTTATATAACTTTTTTATAGTTAGATCAGATGAAAAATCTTTTGCTGAACTTATAAACTGTTTAGTTCCTGCTGAGTTACTCCCATAAGTAATATGCAAAGCCCCGCTGTCTATCTCAACCAAGTTAGTCCCAAGCTTAGTCCACGATATATCCACCGGATACACCTTGTCCCCAGCATCCAAGGTTACGCTCGTGCCCGAAGCAATAAACGTAGTCCCCACTACATTGTCAGGCGCACCATCATCGGTGAAGTTACCATCAGTCCTTGCTGAAATCTCATACATCGTACCGACTGTCAACGTCCCGCTACTCAATTCAGCCAGCCTCAGATCAGTTAGGGTAAACGCACCCTTGTCCCCTGTACCACCTGAACCACCATTCTGATCGAACAGGTTGGTTCCAACGTCTTCATCCCCACCATAAAGCGGAGAGACTAACTCGTTATACTCTCCTAACTTGACATAGCCATAGGCATATTTCCCTGCACTATCGTCCAATACAATCAGGTCGCCATTGCTGACTACCCCGGGCTGAGTATTTGGGGAGGTTACTTGTTTTAGGGAACAAGAGGAATAGACGAGGTCGGTGGACATAGAGGAGGCTTTGCTCATCTTAACATATATTGAAGTGCAACCAGTGGGAACTTGAAAATAAACATTATAAGTACCGTTGGTTGTCCAGCCTTGGTTAGCAGGACCTATAATACTTACAGAATGTATGTTATCAGTTATAGTAAGTCTGCAATCACCCTGAACATAATTAGAGATTGTTACTTGCAATCTAAAATAGCTTAAAGGAACAACTGTTTCATACTGGGTCATGCTGACATTTGCAGTACCATTACTTACCAGCCTCGCCCCATCAGCATGTTCAGTTACATAATTATTCGCATCTTCTTCGGTAACAGTCCAACTTGTAGGGTTATCCCCTACCCATGCTGAAAAATCGCTGTTACTTAAACCCTCAGCCCCAAGTATCTGCCCGCACCACCATGACTGCCCGTCATAGAACGAGCCTCTCATATCCTCGTAGCTTGTCTCATCCTCATAGGATATGCCTATGGACAGGGCAATGGAGGGGATCAGCCAAAGGGATAGGAGTAAAAGAAATAACTTTTTCATGGTTAGCTCCCCTTATTCTCCCATATACCATTGCAACTATCGCACGCCCAATCATAGGTTGTGCCGTCTATGGTAAAGGTATGGCAGGTAATGGACTCACCCACGGCAGGCTGTTGCGTCCATACTTGGTGGCCGTCAGTTAAAGCTGTCCCGTCCAAGTATATCTTAGTAGTCGAACCTTCAGGATCTAAGTAGCAGTCAGCAGTACCCCCTGAAGCATCGACAATAAGCAGTTTGAACTTGAGACCTTCGCCAACCGAAGTGTCTGCGTCAGGGAGAGTAAATATCTGGTCATTTGCTCCGCCCCAATCTTTATTAGTTATCAGGGTATCAGTACATTCAAGAGCGGTCAGAGTAACATTGTCAGCAGACTTTTCTACCGTATCAAAGCGGAATTGAGCTGTCCCATTGCTGTCTAAATTCCCATCCCCGTCAATAGACATAAATGAGCCAGTGCCTATCGAGTTGCCCTTGCCCATGTACCACAGGTCATCATCTACAGCATCATTGTCGCTGGTCTGACCCATCCAGAACCATGTATCACCTGTCTGACCATCCTCAAATACATACCCATCTACTGCATTAAAGTAGGTCGATGCTAATATTGGACCTGTTACGTTCATGCCAGCGAACATATCAACTGAGCCATCATCGTTTATGCGGAATCTCAGGTCCGTTGGAACAGTACCATTGCCATCTCCACCATAGATTTCAAATCTACTACCAGCCTTTAACAGCCAGTCATATTTACCGGCATACCGCCTTTCAAGAAAAAGACTTACATAGCCATCTGTGTCTCGACCTACGGTGAACAGGTCCGAAATCGATTCAAGATCAGTAAATGTGGCAGGAGCCGGAGTTGTCCCACCAATCTCCCCCGGTGCAGCCATCTTTGCCGTGATATTGGCAGGAGTTGTCACCTTGTCTGTAGCTGTTCCAGTTACAGTTTCAGCATCAGTAGCAAGTTCTACCTCCCCGGCAACTGTCTCTGTGGCAGCTCTTGATGGATAAACCTCAGTCTCTACAGCAATAGCAGGCATCGCTATTAGCATGGAGAAGAATAAAACATACGTTATTGATATAAATTTTTTCATTTGCGAACTCCTGTTTACCCTATTTCACTGAACCAGACGAAATTTTCCAAGGTGAATACCCTACCACTGAACTTTTCTTTTTCTTTGGTTTATCATGTTTAAATTGACTTATGGCTGCTGGCTCAAATTGTTTCTTTAATGCCGTGGCGCCCTTGAGTTCATCTCTGGTTTTGTATTTTTCAAGAGTCATAAGTAGATAAAGGTTTTTAGATAATTTTTCCAAGAAAGCTATAGTAACGCCAAATGTCAGCAGAGTAAATGGAGTTAAGGCATTATACAGAGTCCCCAACTCTCTTATTGCATAATATTTCAGCTTTCCGGCAAAACTGTCTTTATCGTAATCATCAGATGTCAAAGACAAAATAGCTGTTAGAATTGCCCCCGTTTCTGCAAACCGGTAAAGTTCTTGAAATTGTTCTCGTGTAAGCCTTTTCTTCGGATTCCCAAGTCTTGTCAGTGTCCGTGCCAATGAATTCACATCCTGTATGGTGGAACTGGCAATCGGTATAGCCCATCCTTTGAATTTTGTAATAGCTGCACCCGTTGACGTAGATCCCAAAATACTCTTAGAGCCTTCGATGTCAAGCCATCTGCCAGCTAATTTTGTAACTTCAGCCAACTTTTTGGGGTCAATTGTCTCTGCCTTAAATTCTTCCCTGGTCATGTTACCCAGGAGAATATCTTGTTTTGTAACTTTGCGACTCCACTTAAACAGCCCGTACAAAACCATGTTTATATTTTCGCCTATATTCCTCGCAGGCTGCATAACTTCTTCGAATACTCCTTCTCCAGTAAAAGCTTTGTATTTCTTTAGTATCCGTCTTCCTTTCGGAGTATGTCTTCTTATGTTCGCAAGTATAAGTTTTCTGTTTCCCAATGCAGGCAATTTTGCAGTTGTCTCACCAACAATAGCTGCCAACTCAAGGGGAATATTAAGAGCGATGTATCGGAGAGAAATCATCTGATTTACAAACCTGATTACAGTATCTATTTTGCCACCTTGTTGTATGCCAATATTGAGAGTTCTTCCTTTTTTGTTATTCAGATATTCCTTAACAAATGTTATTAAGCTATCATTTAAAAAAATTCCCGTTTTTGTTTTTTCCTTTGGTCTTAAAGCCAAAGCAAGAGTTTCTATTGCAGGAACAGATTCATCAAGTGCCATTTTTTTGAAAAATTGCTGCATATATATATCTGTGGCTTTGATAATATTTTTAGTAGGGGTTAGTTCTCCGGTTCTGTATAGTGTTTGCCGGAAAAACTTTTTCATCCTTAGTATCTTGCCTGTTTTGCTGTCAAGTATTTTGAATTGTGCTTCATCTAATTGCCACCTACGCAACAAATCTTTTGCAGCACTTTTAATCCCAGTATCTTTTAGATCAACCAACATTTCACTTATAGGTCGCTTAGAATGGAAAACATATTTACTGTCAGCAAAGCGAGAGTTTTTCAGTTCTTGATTTATAAGCAACCAATTATAGGCTCTGCGGTAAAAATCCTCTATCCCGTCTGCAAGAGCTATTTCTTCTGTAGTTAGTTTTGTTGCGATTTCTATTTTGGCATCTTCTTCCGCTTCCAAATATTCCATCAATTCTTTTTGACGTGGAATCAATCTTCCAATTATTCCTCTTTTTTTTGATTTTAACGCTAATTTGGCAAGGCTATAGAGCTTTTCTCTTTCTTTAAAATATTTGAATTGATTTTTAATTTCTGCTGTTTTTATCGTATCAACCATGAAGTTATAGAAGGCATTTTGCTTGGCAAGGGAAGTATCGTATCTAAATCTGTCAATTTCATGTACCCGAATTTTTGCAAGTTCTGACATTGGAATATCAAATTCTTTTGAAGCTTTTTCTAATACTTCACGTATAGTTTTTGAACCTGCCCAAAGTGTTTTTTCTATTCCCTTTATCCTTTTTGGAGTTAAGAATTGATCCCCTTTTTCATATTTGCTTAAAATGCCCAAATATTCGGTTAACTGATTTTTGGTCATGTTTTTGATAGTCGGAAGTTTGTGGAATTTTCGGATATTGTCTTCAGCGATAAAAGCCTTTTCTTTCCTAAGCAATTCCAGTTCATTCATAGCTTGCTGTCTCTCGACAAATTTTTCAGCAATTGTTTGTTCTCTACCTTCAGGGGTTACAAATATGTTTCCAAGGTAGCGATCTTCTCCAAACTTCACTTTTATATAATCAATGAACTGTTCAAATTCATAGTTAGACATCAACCGAATATCTTTCCATGATATTTTCTTTAAATCATTATCCGACAAGTTAAAATAGTCTCTGATAGCTTTGATTTTTTCTCTACGTCTTTTAATAATATCCTTTTCTGCCCCAATTTCGATTGCCCCTCTTTCGCTTTTAAGCACCTTCTTGGCAGCATCATACGCCCTTAGCATTAAGGGTTTAACTCTGTTCCAAACATCTTTAAGTTCTGCCTTCATATAAGAAACAAAGTCTTTATAAGATTTGTGCCCTCTCTTGATAGCATCCGCCCCCAACTGAGACAGATCATTTATGAGATCGGACGAACCTTTCTCTGACTTGATATTTTCGAAAAGATTTGCCTTGGCATCGCCCAGCCTTATGGTGTCAAGCTTCTCACCATTACGCTCAAGAAGGGCCATGCGATCGAGAACAGTCTGATCCCAAATGACAAAATTTGAAGTTTGTTTTGGTGGGATTAATTCATATTCAGGGTTACGCTTAATAAAGGCTTCGGCTTCCCCTTTGGTATTAAAAACGTTCTCTCCGCCCTGTGGATGTTTTGCAACCCACTCAGTTCTGTTACGGCTCCCTGCATCGAGATATTTGTTACCAGGAATACCTATAGAAGCAAGATATTCGGAGGCTTGTGATTGTCCTCCCATCTTTGCGGACAATTCGTAGTAAATGCGTTCTGGATTTAGGTCTTTTGGTCTCCATACTCCGAATCGGTCATGAAGTGACGCATTTTCTGGATCTTTACCGCTCAAGAATGGTGCGTACTCAGTCTTCGCAAGAACTTCCTTTACATACTCACTCTGTTCACTGAGCGGTTTATCCCAATCCAACAGTTTGGGAAGGACATCGTCAGGAAGTTCGAGGGTGTAGAGAGAACCTTCTTGTATCGGAACCTCTTTTATCTTAGAAAAAACATTGTGTAGCCTCTCCAGGCCACGATCAGCCGCCATGTTTTTATTTTCTTTTAGCCCTTTATTCATCAACCAATCGGCAGCCGTCCATGCTAAGTCATGCTCGTACCCCATATCCTCAAGTGCCCAAGCGACATCGTTTCTTTCAAAGCGATCTATTTGCTTTCCGTCTATTACTATCTTATCAGCTATAGCTCGTTGCAAGGTTTCTTTATAGCTTCTCGCTACCTCTTCTGCCTCTGCAACATAAAACCCATGCCCATAAGCAGCAGCCCCTTCTCCGGTCCCGATTTTATCCAGTCTTGGCCTGCCATGAGGGTATCCCTTTTCTGGAGGCCATACATGAGGCGTACCATGCTTGAGTGCCTGATATTGCTCAAGAGCTTTTACCCTTACTTTCCGTGAAGGCTTGCCCAAGTCACGATCAAAAACCTTACCGCTCTCAATATCCCTCATTACTCCCTTGGCGGTACGCTTAAACAGGTTTACAAAGGCATCAATCAAGTCTGAGATTTTCTGCAATATCCTGCCAAGAGGCCCCTTTATGGATCTGTCGCGCAGATTCTCGGTTATGAATACCGCTCTGTCTTCTTCTCCACCAACCTCTCTGTTCCCTGAATCCCACTTACCTTCTTTTTGCAGTCTCTTGATATGGTTGCTCATAATGGCTTTTTCAATAGAAGAGATATAGCCAAGGTCTTCAAAGAAATGGATTGATTCGTGAGTAGCTGTCCACGGTTCTTCTCCTGTACCACGGACAAGCTCTATTGAACTATCTTTATATTTTCCGGTAATAAACTCACCCTTTTCCAGCATCTTCCCATGACTGATTAATAAGTCTGCCTTATTAGGCTCGATCTGCTTTACGCTCCGAACAACAAAACCTTTTCCGTTCTTGTTGCGTACCCATACAGAACCATCGGGAGAAATCCCCATAGTGGTGTTCTTTAATGGCGGGGCCTTGCGGAGAATATCAAGAAGGGATTCGTCGCCCTTGACTGGTATTGACTTGCCGAATTCGTATTGCTCAGGTTTTAATAAATTATCTTCTAATCTTTCGGTGTCTTTATAAGCCCCTGTCTTTGCATCTCCCCTACCGATCTTAATATCCGTTCCTTTGCCTCCCTTGATAAACTCATTGATAGTTTCCCGAAGTCGCTCAAGAAAGTCTCTTTTGATTCTGTCTTTTTCTCCTTTGCTTCTGACATTTGACAATTCCTCCGCATATTTATTTAGTTCATTACTAATTTCACCCTTTGAACCTGCTAATTTTTCAAAAATATCTTTAATTAATGCAGCTTTTTCTGCCACAGTTTTGCTTTTGTTGACATCAATTATGTTGCCACCAATAGTCAATTTCTTGGCAGCACCTTCTTGCCCTACAGTGCCGAAAAGTCTTTTTTCTTTTGCTAATTCATTAACAGCATAATCTCTGAGTTCAGCTCTCTCCATAAGAAGAGGACGCTCGAAAGATTCTGGACCAAATATAACACCGTCTTTAACCTCAACTGTTCCAACAACTTCTCCATTAATATCCTTAATTAATTGTTCAAGAACCCCTATATTAACCGTCTTTCCTGATCGTTTTACCTTGTCCAGATAACGGATTAAATCAATTTGCATATCCTGATTATCAAGATTTTCTCCAATAGTAACTCCCCAATTTTGAGGAATCTCTCTCTTCTCTACTGAATTAAAAATAGTGGGATGCAACCTTGATAAAGCCAAACCCTTTCTGGCTATATCTCCTTTAAGAGAAATATGGTATTTCTTATTTACATCATCTGCCGTTAAACCATATTCCCTAAAAATAACTGCCGCATCTTCTGGGGAACCATTATTCTCAGCTATATTGATTAAGGCTCCCTCATATTTAGCTTCTTCTGCTGTTTTTACTTTTGAAAAACGAACTGGTACTGTTTCTTTCCCCGTTCTTTGGGCTATATCGTATCTTTGGTGTCCATTTGAAACAAATACTTTACCAGTTTTTGGATCTCTCCATACAGTTAATACTCCGCCGAATTTCTCATCAAATTCTTCTGCGTCACTTAATTTCCCTGTTACTCCTTTTTCATCTGTAAATCGTTTATACTGCAATGTCTTGGCATCAATAAAAAGGTCTTTAACTGGAAATTTAGGATCTATGCTTCCCGGTTCCTGGGTAGCTGGCGGGGCAACTGGCTCAGTTTCTTTAGCCTCAGCAGGCATGAACTCTTCTAATGGCCCATAGTCTTTTTCGTGAAGTTCTGTATAGCGTTCAGGGGTAAGATTACCTTCAGAAAGAGCTTGCTTGATAATTCCTTTATGCCCCTTATTATCTAAAGTCCCAAGTGCAATTAGTTCTGCTCTTCGTTGTGCAAAACCTTCTAATTGCCCACGTTTTGTTTTGTCCAAACTACGGCTAAGAATAAGTTTATCTTGGCCTGTAATCCCTTTCTTTTTAAATGTTGCACCAATAATTCGTATTTCGTCATTAATTACTTCTTGTTTAGCATTTTTTAACCGTTCTTGGCCTTCTGGTGATGCAAGCCATTCATCTCCCCCCATCTCCCACGATTGTTTCTCAGCTTTAGCCTCAGCAGGCTTAACCTCTCCTTCAGCCTCTATGGTTTCAATTCCTTTTGGCCTTGTCCCCGGAATTATCGGAGTCATCGGAGGCGGGCCTGTCAGTTTGCCCTCAGAGGCGTCTATGGCCTCCCTGTAAAGGTTTGCTTTTGAAGACGCAATTACCGCATCATTAAGCTTGTTCTCCCCTGTAAGCCCGTCTCCCCCAGCATAAGCCTCTTTAGCTTCAGCTTGTAATCTGTCTGATTCAGCGTAAGCCTCGTCTCTCTTAACCTTCAGTTGCTCTACCTGCTTAGGCGTTGCAGTCTTGCCAAACTCTACTGCCTCTGGAGAACCTTTGAGTTCTGGAATTTCGATAGCAGGAGCTTCAACCTTTGCTGTTATTTCCCCCTCACCCTTAATCCCTCTTAATGTCTCTTCTAAGTTCTTCCTGATACCAGCCCTTTGTTCTTTAGGAGCATCTGCGATAGCTTTCAGCCCCTTGTTACGCAACCCCTCTATGAGCTTGTCTTTAGATACAGTGGCTTCAGAAGCATGTTGTATAGCCTTAGCAGGGTCTTTAGAAGCATATTCCACCAAAGTACCAAGCTCTACATCATTAACCCTGTCAGACTCTTTAAGCATGGCAGGAGTTTGAGCCTTGATTTTTTCTGAGCTTGTTCTTAATTTGCTTTCTTTCGCAATTAATCCAGGAGGAACTTTAGAACCTAATTCTGGTCCGTATTTAGCGGTAAAAGCATCCGCCATAGTCTTGCCTACTACTTGTTCTGCGACAAGCTCTTTTGGAGTTTCAGCAACAGGTTTCAGCAAAGAAGGTTTCTTTATCGCTTCTTCTATGTTAGGCGATATAACAGGTTCAGTTTTGGCACTTGGCCCAGCTTGAGGCGGTTGTTCGGGAGCCATTCTCTTTTTAATGGCTTCTTGGAAGAGCTTGTCTCGTTCCGCAGGATTATTGATTGTTCTTAATATGGTCCCTTCGCTATGGCCTGCTTGCCTTAAATCATCAATAGATTGGACTACAAGACCACGTTCTTTTACTTCTAAATTTCTGTACCAATTTGTAGAAAATATTTTCTTAAAGATTTGTCCAGTTGCCCCTAATGCTCCCTCTAATGTACCAAAGAAAGCGGCATCTTTAGCTACACCCTCTGGTGTCCCTTCTTCAAGCAATCCATAAAGACCACCGGCAAGACCGCCTCTTACTATATGCCCTGCTATTTGGTCTATAACCGGTCCAGTTTTTAAAACTAAATCAATAGGAAGACCAAAGGCTTTCATCATTGCGTTAGCTACTTTAAATGACATACTGATAGGAGCTATCGCACCTGCCATTTGGGATGCACCACCAACTACTTTTTGTGTATCTTCAGGCAGGTATTCGCCAAACTTAGAAATTCCCTTATCTATATAAGAAGTATAATCTTTGCCGGTAACAGCTTTTGTAATAGGTTGTGCAATAGCTTTTTCTGCGGCTCTCGGGATCATACCACGGGCAAGAGAAACAGCCCCATAAGGAGCAAGAGCCATTGCAGCCTTACCACCCTTTGCTACTTCTTCAGGTGTGGGAATAGGCTTGCTGGTAATAGTTGAAACAGGATGAATCATTTTGATACCATATTCAGCTTGCTTCAAATCTTCTAATTCACCTATTAAGTTTTTGGCTTCTTCTATCCTAACATTATGAGCGTTTATCTCGACATTATAATCTTCGATAGCTTTTTCATATTGTGGACGAAGTTTAGTATATTGTTCATACAAATCAGGAGGCAAAGCATTATCAACAGCCTTAGAAGTTATTTCTCCTATTTTTATTTCTAAGCTCTTAATATTACCTAATCTTTTTTCAATAGCTTTACGGTCATCTTGCTCATCTTTTTGCTTTGGTCTTGTAAGCTCACCAAGCCTTTTATTAATTTCCTCTTTGCGGGCAGAAATATCATTAGGAATACCAGCAGGAATAGTTGATTCAGGCATTCCCTCCATACCTTTTGGGACATTCGATTCAGGCGCAAATTGAGTAGTAAAATCAGGAACCTTGCTAATAGTTTCTTTTACAAACTCTTTGCCACGTTCAAGCATAGAAGAAGATTTACCTTGATCTAAAGTTGCCGTGTCCCCAGATATACCCAAAAACTCATCCACTGACATTTTCTTAGCCGGTGATATTTGAGTATCAGGCAAATCTTCTTTTTGAGCAAAAGGATTTTTACCTTCTGCAAGTCTCATCTTTGCATGGTCAACAGCTTTTCTAACTATTGTCTCAGTAGGCGACTTACCGCTAAGCAAATAGTTTCTTTCTTCTAAACTTAGAGTCGGAACTAAGCTTGGGATTTCCAAATCTTTACCATCTATATTAACCCCTATAGATAACTCAGTTGAAATATTGCCGTCTGGCCTTGATAATGGCCCAAAATATCCTTGTCCTTTCTGTGTATTATCTTCCCTTAAACCATAATTTTTAACAGATACTTTTTTGTCTGAAGGTTCTTTAGCTTTATCTGGTGCAGATATGCCCAAGAACTCATCCACTGACATCTTCTTGGGAGCTATCTGATTACCAGATGCGGAAGCTAAATATTCATCAACATTCATAATACTTACTCGTCAAAAAGCTCAGGGAATCTTTGTAACAATAATTTACGTTTTGTTTCAGCAGAAAGACCAGATGCTTTAACTTTCTCCGGTGTAGAAACATCAACCTTTTTAATAGCTACAGAATCAGGCCAAAAAGGCTTTTTTTCTTCTCCTATTGCATAAATATAAGGTTTCCCTGAATTTTCATTGAAAAAGTCTATATCCACTTCAGCCGTTGCCATATCTTCACTTTCAAGTATTCTCCGCTCTGATTCTCTTATTTCCTTGGCTCTTTGCCTCTCTTCTGAAAAAGGCATCATTCGTTCTTTATCTTCTTTAGGAGGAGCCCTATGTCTTGCTTTTGCGCTTTCACTTGCTTCTGCTTCTCTTTCTTTCATTTTTATATATGCATCAGGATCAGTATAAGCAAATTCAGTAGCAGAAGAAGGGACTTTAGTCTTTGGAGCCGCAACAAAAGTTTGAGGTTTCTGATACCCTGTTAATGTACCCTCAGTAGTTCCCGCAGATTGATCTTCACTTACCTGCCCTGGTTCAGTATAAGGGTTAATACCAAAATTTTTAGCTTTTTCCACTCCCTTTTCATTTAAAGATACTCCCAATTCTCCTAATCCTTTTACTACATTAAATTCATGTTTTTCCCTTTCTATCTTTTGTTCAGAGGTAGGGAGGATGCCTGACTCTTGCAGTAGTTTTAACGTCATAATCGTATCGCCAAAACCCAAGCCATACTGACTTGCAATGGAAAAAATTTCTCCTGTAGGGATTTCTTTCCCTTCATTAAGATATGAAGAGATTGTATCAGCTATTATCGGTCCAACAGTTTGCAGTTGTTGTCTTTTCTGATTAGCCAATACAGGTTCTATGCTCTGCATTATAGCAACAGGGTCAATGTCAACATCAGCAAGTAACCTGTTTACTTCATCCCACGGAATATCTTTTTGCTGAACTAAGCCAAGTATAGCCTGATGCGTTCTTTCCTGACGTTTTTTCTGCATAGAATCAATCCATGTCTGCATCCCCTGATTAAGACTTTGGATGCCTCCAGCCAAATCGTTTGATCCCTGTGATTGATTCTCATATAATGAAGCTGCTAATGAACTTCTCATAACCTGTTACCTCTTAATAATATTAATACATCGGATCATAAAACCAACCACCATTATACATTGTAGCAGTATCCGCTGATTTATTCCAAGAATCCCATAAATTACTGGCTGTTGTTGCAGCACCAAGTCCTGCCCCGGCTATATCCAGCCAACCTCCAACCTTAGACATTGTTGACTGTTCCGGCCCCTCATACGTCATATTAGTATCTTGTGACGGAATACCGTATGCTAATTGCTGTACTCCCATACCTGCTTTCGCAAGTATATCTGCATATTGCATAAAGGCCGTATACGGGGTATTTTGCTGTGCATATTCCCACTGAGCCGCAGGAGCCAGCATATTTGTAGCCATACGCTGTTGTTCAGCCCCCATACCACCTGTCATCATTACATTGCCAACGGGTTTACCGCCAAAAGAAATATTAATGGGATTAGCTTTTGCAGTATCAATGGCTTGATTGACTGGCTGTGCATTCTGTTTGATAGCATCAACATATTGCTGATTCTGCTGATCGAGATATTGTTGCTGCCCACTCAAGGCTTGAGCTAAATAAGAAGGCTGCCCTTCCCCCGGAGAACCAAAAACATTATTCAGAAACATCTCCCAGATTGCTTCTCCGCCGGCAGGCAATGGCCCCGGAGTCTTTATTTGTTTTTCTTCCCCTGATACATTATTGTCACTCATGTTATTACTCCCGGTTGATCCCGCCAATCCTAAAAAGCTACTCGAATAAGGAGTAGAACCTAAAAAAGATTGTGGCATCATATTTTGCAGAGGTTGTGATGTTGTACTTTGTTCTGGCAAAGTTGGCAAAGCCGATGAAGTTCCCAAAGAATTTGTTTGCGGTTGTACACCCTGTGATGGTATCAAAAAATTAGCATCAGAAGGAGGCATCCCTTGTGCAGAAAGTAAAAAATTAGCATCAGAAGAACCGGGGATACCACTCCCAGCCGTGGCAACAGGCTGTGTTGACCCCCCAAGCAAAGCGTTGGCATCAGTGGGAGGTTGCCCAAATACACCACCTTTACTAACAGGTGACTGGGGAAGACTTTGTTTTACCTGATCCCAATTATCTATATACCCTAAATATGTACGACCGCCCTGTTGTATTTCCGAATCTTTGGAAAACCCACTACTATCATCTTTGCGAATACGATCTTTACCTTTCGTACCATAAAAATCTAATACCTGTCCATTTTCAGGATTAATAACACCAGATAAATATCCAGAACCAGCATCAGCTAAATAGCCGTCCTGATTCATTAAATATTCTTTTCCACCCACGGTTACAGGTTGCCATCCGCTTTCAACGCTTGGCTTCTCTACATAACCTTGGGGGATAAGTACCTTGTTATATATCTCAGATTGGAACGCAGATGGATCAAACAAAACAGGATCAGTATTAGTTCTTTCATTCCAGTTCTCAGACAGATCAACAGTTTCCCATTCATCAGATGAAAAATATTTCTCAAAATCCTCTTTGCTATTTATTCTTCCTTCTATTCTTTGCAATTCATTGGTTGCAGGATTATATCTTAAAAGAAATCCCCTCTCTACATCAAATGCTTCATCAAACTCTTCCCTTGGCATAAAGTTTTGGCGTCCCTGCATCGGGCCACCAGTAAATCCACGACCATACGATGTTTGGTAAGCTGCCAAACGTTTATCAGAATCAATATCTTCTAACCTACTATAATCACTCTGTTGCCCTGATTTTAATGCGTTAATGTCTTCATCAGTCCCAAACTTATCCCCCTCATCGGTAAGGCTGGAATTTGTATCATAAAGGTATGTCCATCCATTATCGTCCTGACCAACTACATCTAAAACAGGTGTATGCCAGTAAATATAGTGTTTCTTGTGTTTATTTTTTTGAGAACTGTAATATTGGACACCAAGAGTTAAGGCTTCCAGTGCCGCATACATTGGGGCCGCAGGCCCGGCAAAAGCCATCCCGGCAAAGTTGGCAATATTCCAAGCCCCTTCATGAGAAGGATCTTTAAGAAAATCATAAGAGGATAAACCAAGACCTATATACGGCAACCAGTTACCTATTGATCCAGCTCCAGCCATTTGAGCATTTTGAGCAGCCTGATTCGCATATTGAGTAGCGGCAGTACCGGTAAGTCCCATTTCTGTGGCAGCTTGCAAACCTTGTTGAAAAGCTTGCTCCGCAGCCATTGAACTATAAGCACTATACGCACCAAGCCCTTGGTATGCCCCCTGTGCCGTTTGTTCTATGTCACCTTCCCGAAGCCCCTGGTACAAACCAAGCGCCCCTTGTGCCCCGCCTAATCCTGGCCCTATCGTTGTTGCCATTTTAATACCACATAATCCCAAATTGTTCAGGAGTTAAAGTAGCAGTTGTCGTGTTTAAAGGCTGTCCAGTATTAATATTAAATGTTTGTGGGTTAATGCCACTACTATTACTTGCCACCGGAGTTGTGGCAGATATTGTTGATGTGTCAGGATTCCCATATTGAGCCATATAAGGCAATGCTCCATATAACAAACTATATGGAGCCAACGGGTTACGTGATTCAGACTGAGAACCACTTGTTTGTGTAGTATATTTTCCAAGATCACTGACTATCCCACCAAGAGTTACAGGATATGCTGTTTGGTACGCAGCTTCCTGCCCTGAAAGCTGGCCTAAAAGTTCAGCCTGTTGCCCAGCTAAAGCCGCCTGTTGCGGTAAAATACTTTGGTAAGCCATATTGGCCGCACCTGCCAAAGCTCCCGAACCAACTGTTGAATTAATCATATTTTTAGACGCAAGTTGGTTAATAGCACCTTGTAAGGCAGGCTGTATCTGTTGCTGATATACAGACGGCAAATAGTTTTGAGCATTTTCATAGCCTTGTGTCGTCTGGTTTCTTGCTGTATCATAAGCACCTGAAATTAATGCGCTGAACTCTTCAGGCGTCATGCTCTTCTGTAATTGCGCCATCCATGCAGCGATAGTAGGCGAATACTGTTCACCTATTCCAGAATATGAAGCCCCTTGTGCCTGAGAAGTACTCCAAGGGCCTTCTACTCCTGAAACATCAGGCAAATTAAAAACAGATCCGGTTGATTGAGAACCGCTCGTACCTCCGCTACCACTATAAGTACCAGAGATTACATTGCCCTTTTCTGTAGTGTAAACAGCCTTACCACTGGCATCTGTGGTTATTTTCCCCATAGATTGACCAGAAGTACTTGTCAATTCACCTGTGTTAAAATCATATCGCCCAACTACCTGACCTGTATTCTGGTAAATAAAATTACCACTGCTGTCCACATAATACCTATCATCCCATTGCCCTGTTGGATCTTGACTCGATCCCTGCGAACCAAAACTAAAAGATAATGCAGGTGTTGTATCTGGATTTCGTACTCCACCACCAGCTATCATATCAAGATCTCTGACATCAGGATTTGTTGAAGATACCCCCTGAGCTAAATTGATACCAGTATTACTGACACCTGTCCCTGTATTTACATTGGTCTTGTCTGTAGCGTCAGAATTTTGACTAAGCTCAACTAACTTCTTTATAAAATCCGCAAGTGCTGATGTTGCCATAATATCACGTCCTATGTACTAAAATTTTACACCATACATTGTATTGGCAAGAGTTCCCGGCATAGAGTTTATGCCATAAGCACCTAATGGTTGCTGAACTGGAGACATAGCATACGGTTGATTATAAGCCCCTGCATTTTGTCTATATGCACCTGCCGGTGCAGTATTTATCCCATATTGAGATGCAGTATGTACTCCATATTGATTAGGGCGTCCTGCCATAGTAGTATTTACGCCATATTGCTGAGGAGTAGTATTTACGCCATACTGATTTTGAGTGTTTACCCCATAGGCATTGGCAGGAGACCTTCTCAAAGCCATTAAAGCCGCAAGTGTATTAACGCCACCAGGCTGAGAAGAAGAAGGATTAATCTCACGGGCTACAGGTGTACCCCCAGGAGGCGAAACTGTGTATATGCTACCCGTACCAGATGGAGCAACATTAGTTCCTGTTCTTGAGTTCGGTACTGAGTAAGTCTGTTGTGACGGGTTTCTCGTGTAATGGGGGAATATTGCCATCGTCTTTTACCTCCGATGCTATTTCATAATATATTTTTACGATAAACTCTTCTAAAAAGCCAGCCAAGCCAGCTATCAATTCCTTGCTTAACCTATTGCCTCTATTAGAAATATCAAACTCCTGTATAAACTTTCTAAGTTTTTTCTGTACTACAGGTCTTAAATCTTTATCTTTAACCATTACTATCATCCTCATCAGGATATGGCGGCACACCTTCAGGCAATGGATCACACAAAGCCTCTTTTGGAAGTTTGCGGTCTATTTCCAGCTTTCTTAACAACATCTGGAGAACCTTGTCTGCCATGTTGGCATTAAGGCAAAAATCTATTGCCTTCTTGTATCTTTCATCCCTGAAAAGCAGTCTTATCGGTTCTTTGTTTATCAGTTCACCGGCAGCATTATATTTTTTGTTAACTGCTTCAACCTGCATTTTCTTTACTTCAGCGTCAAATGCAAAACGCAATATCTCTATTTTTTCACTTGCCACTTGTATCGTTTGTTTAATCTCTGTTTTCATTATATACCTCGTTAAGATGCTGCTGTAACTATACCCTTTTTTACTGTTAAATTAGTTATTGCCCCACTAAAATCACAACCAACTGTACCATCACTGTAAAAGGTTAATCCTCTTACATCACCAGACGAAGTAAAATAGGTGCAGTTGATGCCTTGTCCATAGAAATTATTAAATCTATAACTTGTACTGCCAAGATCATACGACCCAGTTGTATAAGGATATATATGTTGTCTTGCAACTATTTTGTCAGTAGCATAAAGTTCAAGTATATCAGTTGAAGTTAATCTCATTATATATTGCGTAGACCCTAATACACTATATGAATCAGCATATAACCCGCCGGTAAGGGTACTGTCCCCGGAATAAAAACTAATGTCACATCCAACAGCCATGTGCAAATCGCCCTTAACTGTAAATGTCTGCCCTGATTGCGTTTCGGAGCCATTCACATAAGTTGTATTATTTGCTGTGTGTGTGCTGGTCTGATCCGCATTGGCATCTGTACATTTGGCGTCTGTATTAGCTACCGGCAGAGAAGACCCCACCGCCTCGTTTAACCATGAAACCCCTTGGCTATGTGTACTTGTCTGGTCAGCATTGGCATCTGTACATTTTGCATCGGTGTTGGCAACAGGTAATGATGATCCTACTGCCTCATCCAGCCAGGCTACACTCTGCCCATGTGCACTGGTTACATCAGCATCATTTTCCGGTTTATGGGTATCATCGTCTACAATCTGACTCCAGTTCGCAGTACTGGCTGCGGTTGCTATAGAACCATCTCTAACTGAAATCCAGTTATCCCCATCATATCTGTATGCCTCATTATCGTTATCTGTGTCAAACCAAAGGTCTGCTTCACGCATCCCAACTGTAGGTATGGCGGCTTGGGCAAATACATTCTTATAATTACGGTTGCCCTCGGTGTCCTGCAATATCTGTAAAGAAGGCAGTCTTACTTCATCCGTAGTATCACATCTTGCGCTTGGCTGACAAACTACATCGAAAAGCTGGCCCGTAGAATAGTCGTCCGGGTCAATGTAAAGATCCATAAATCCCGCACTGTCAGTATATAGCTGAGGAGCCGTATCATGCAGGTCATCATTTGCGTCAAACACTCGTGCCGAATAAGATGTCCCTGCAAGATAAATAGACACAGCGGCATTTTTAAGCAAAGAATTCGTTTCTTTACTTTTGAATGTCTGCCTCCAGTTTGTTTTAGCCATTTCAGTAGCCCCGGCTCCGAATCGGCTGAATACTCAAAGTAATGCCTTGAATGTTTACAGGATTGGAAAGAGACAAAGAATCAAGTTTTATCTGCAAAGAATCACAAGAAAAACAAGACCTGTACCGAATAGGTAAAAGAGAAACAGAAAACTCATGCGTCAAAAAAGGAACGCTTGTATTCCCGTTTCTATAAAAACTTACTGTCCATGAAGCAGGTGTATCCCCATAATAATCATCATCTTCCCCATAATAATCGCCTTCCTCATCTGCGTAAGACCCAGCCCAAAGACTTGCTATTGCCAGAAACATATCTTTTACAATAATTGACGACCACGGAAACTCGATATACGCTGATTTCATCTCATAATCAGGCGTAGTACCATCATCTTGAACTATCGTATCATCCAGCCTGTATAAATAACCGTTTGAACACCCGACATAAAACTTGTTATTGAAAGACCTGAAAGCAGTAGCGGTAAGATCTTTAAATTTGTAAGTACTCCACGGATACCTTGTTGGCCCTTGATCCATCTGGACCGGATAAGAAGTATGGCAAACAAGGATATTGTCATATCCGTTAAGCTGTAGTAAATACTGCCCGTCAACAGGATTATACTCGGCAAATGCGTCATCGTCGAAATATGTAAATATTTCATTCTTGACAGGATCTCCAGGAGAATAAGTCCTCACATCTCCATATTCCTGGACACCTACCATATTGTGTACGCTTTCACCGCTCGCAAACCATACATCATTTCTGAGGCTTTTTATGGTCTTGTGATTAGTAAACATTTGCTGGGACAAAGAAGGCAAAGAATAATTATTCGGAGTCTGCCCTGTCAATCTTGAAATAAACGGCTGTTGTTTTTTCCCGAAAACAAATACTTCTCCATAATGAACCACAATGCCACCTATGGGATATGAATTGGCATTATCATCTATTGAAGAAACATACCCACCACCATCAGTGTCATATCCTGTATTAGTAGATAAAACAGAAGTAGCTGTTGACCAGTCAAAAACAGTGTTTACGTTCGAGTACCATAGATAGCCAGGGTTATCAGGATCACCTGCAACAAAAAGCCTGTTATCCTTAACATCACCGAACGACGCCTTTGGGGGGAGGCCCGGCTTTACACCAAGATTGGTATTGGCAGTAGTTACTGCGTGCCATGAACCATCATAATAATATTGATCTCCACCGGAAGCCACCGTAGACCCGTGAACACTGACATAATTAGCTGCATCACCGCCTGAATATTCTACACAAACAATAAATGACGTAGCCGAAGCCATAGAATAACTGCCGTCAAAAACAAGCTGTTTCTGGGTGGCGCTCGTAGTAAGCGTTGTCGCACTGATAGCGGTAGAAGTAGCAACCAAAGAACTGCCGGCAGAATTATATAGCTTGGCAGTAACATCACCTGTAGGTGAACCCGTCTTGCTTAACCAGATGTCAAGAGCCGTAAGCGGTATAGTATATCCTGTAAAGGTATCTGTGGTAAATTTAGATCCGCAACGAGTTTTAGAGCCTGAATACAGAGTTTGAGAATTATCATCATCAGCACATAAATTGCTGTGCTGATATGCAGAAAGTCCGGCTCCGTCATCATAAGCAAGGCTTACCGTTGTTCCCTGAGTAACCTTGATATAATCACCATCAAGTATTACACAATATCCATTAAACGGCACAAGAGTTGCTTCACCTTTTAATGTAGCAAGGGCGGCTCCTGGATTAATAGTTGCTTCTGCCCCTGTACATTTGTATATTTTGTAATCATCATCAACCAGAAAAATATAGGTATTAGCCCCTATCGGTATATAGGCAATATGCTTTATGCCCGCACCGGTAGCTACACTGCTTACCTTTTTAAGCCCATCTCTTGTTACCCATTTGCCGAAATCATTTAATTTAAAATTGAGCAACGCAGCATGTTCATCAGGTAAAAGCAATCTCTCGTTTTCAACCAGATTAAGGCCAAGAGGTTTTGACCAGAAAGATAATGGCTGAAGTTGCGCTGGCTGTCTGCTTGGAGTAGGCCACTTCATCAAAAGTCCAGCTTTACCTTTGCAGGCATTGTAGGCATATATCTTCGCATAATGCTCTTTTCCATTACTTCCTGGCTGAAAAATTTCATTAATGCACCGTCCATGTCCGAATCCTGCTCGTTACGATGTTTTGCCTGTATAATTATCGCCTGCCTTAAAGCATTATTAAACTGATCGGCATAAGGCAAAGTACCGGCTAAAGCCAGATCACCGGTTGCCTTGTCATAATATATGGTCAGGTCATAATCATCATCTGCATCTCTCTCAAATTCTATATTGCTCCCTATCTGACACCAGTATAGAGGCTGTCCCTCTGTAGAAAATTTCCTTTCATAATAAAGACTTGCAGGAGGGTTTAATACTGTAAGCTGATCTGTGTCAATCCATACATCGGTAATAATTATAGTATTGGCTGGGACAGCTACAGAATCATCATCTTCAGCAAGTGTAGTAGTTGTATCCTCAGCCATTACAAGATCACTGCCTAACCCTGATAGAGCATAATCAAGCTGAAAGATAGCCCTGTTGAGATACTCTAAAAGCTCGGCATCACTATATTCAGATTCAGAGGTATCTCTTAAATCATATCTCGCAGATGTTATTAAAGTGCTTGGAGTCGTCATCTACAACTACCTTCACATGGATTAAAGAGGGACGTAGTTATTACTACATCCCATTATATTTACGCTACTCTACAGCAAAGAGCATATACTTCCACTATCAGCCCATCGAAATCAACCGCACCAGCACACGAAAAATCAATGGTATCGGCAGAAGAAAAATACAAAGGAACCTGTCTCAACGGAGCTTTATTCACCAATACCGACAATGTGGCCGATGCAAGATCAATGGCCCCGCCAGTATTATTAAGAAGTTGAGCAGTCACAGTGTCAGCGGCAGTAACAGCGGCAGTCAAGGCCAGATCAGCGACATCAATACTGTAATAAGCAGTGGCAATATCACCCAGCCTTGCACCATCAACCGTAACCTCTTTAGCCTCTTCATCGCCATCAGCGATAGACCCTGCGTCCCATGTGGAAGTTGCCGACAAAAGTGTGGCAATCAGCCCTGTAGCATCCATGGGAAGCTCATGCCCCCACCTGTCAACATCTGAACCATATCCCAAATTCAGGATCGCTCCTGAACCTTCAGCAGTTGTTACCCTGCACCAGCAATCAAGAACAGTAGTCCCTGCTGCGACAATCAATGCCTGAGCAACATCCACATCTGATGCATCAAGAGTTTGTTTGGTACAATCGACAACATTTCTAAGTAGAAAAATATGTTGGCCGATAGATTCTATTCTCCGTATAGCAGTACGTTTTGTCTTGATCTTCGCATACTGATCTGGAATCATCTGCCCGGCTATAGAACCATCTGTAAAGTTAAAAGTTTCTGCACCCATTTTATTACCTCACATTATTCAAAAGGAAAGAGGCGAGGCAGCCATTCATCATGCCCCGCCCTGTATGATTACAATTCTTTCCTTTTCATTATTTAGCGACCTGCGCTAAAAAGAATCAACATTTTTGACGCACATTGCCACAACTTCTACTTTAAGGCCGTCAATATCAACGTCTGCTGTATCAGTGGTTGCCGTAATATCAATGGTATCAGCGGAAGAAAAATACACCGGAACCCAAAGATACCCGACAATACTTCCAGCTGTAGAATCACCAGTCAAAGCATCACCCCATACATCAGGGTTGCCGCCATAACCAAGATCAACCGTACCATTGGCTGTTTCAGCCGTCATTATTCTCAGCCATGCAGTAATAACAGTGGTCTTGGCAGGGATGTCGATAACCTGAGCAACGTCAGCTTCGCCAGCTTCCAAATCCTGCAAAGAAAAATCCACAATATTGCGGAGGAAAAATACTTCGTTTTCCTCGGCAGTCTTAACTCTGGGGATAGCTGCACCCCCTATAGAACCATTTGTAAAATCATAAGTAGTAGCCATTATTCATTACCTCTTTGTGTTATTATGTTAGTGAGCAGCGGCATAAGACGTGATTACCATTGTGGCAAAATCGATGGAATTAAAGATATTCTTTTTAATCCCACATACCATGCCACCGCAGATGCCCTTCTCATTACCATAATCGTCTCTATCCTCGGCCCAACTCATATAGTTGTTAGGGCCATACTTCTTTTGATCCACCTTGTCGTAAGGATTGGCAAGAGCAAATGAACCGGCTTGCGCTCCGAGCATCACTGCCCTGCGGACACTGGTGGTTGGTGAATATATATGATGGCTTTCAAAAATTATCATGCCATGATAAACACCAAGCGCACCTGTGAAAACAGGGTTCTTCAGCCCACGCACATTCGCATATTGCTGAATTGTAGTCCAGTCAATATTAGTTCCTGCCCCAAGACCCAACCTTAAATCAGTGGCTTGATACGGATGGACAACCACGACAAAATATTCACCGCCTTCTATCCTTACCGGCCTCATGGGAGGCACACCGGCAACTGAAGGCACAGTTGCTTTTTCTTTTGCGTAGTCAAGTTCCTCAAGGCTGATCTGGTCATTACTGCCCAGACTTGCCTCATCGGTGGCGATAGTCCCTGTATGTGTCACATCACCACATACATAATAATGATATGTTTCAGGAGCTACAACAACCTGACCAAAAGTCAATGTCGCATCCCCGCAAAAATTGCGGAACATATAACTCTCAAGAGTATCAGCACACTTGTCGCTGATATTTTCCTGAGCGTCTTTTCTCAAATCATGCAGGGTACGCTGTTGAGACATTCTTTTAAATTCATGGGGAAATCTCATCTGATCTATTACCAGTGAATCCTGATAGTAAACCAGAGCTTCGCCCATCCCCTTGGCCCTGTTATCGCCAGTAATGGGGTCTTGGGTCATCTGCATCAACAGGTCATATTTAACCGTGTCTCCGCTTCCTTTGTCCATCTCGTCAAAAAATTCTATAACGGCACGTTTGCCAGTAGGCATACCATTGACCTTCTTCCCGAAACCCACAAGCTGCTTAAACAAATGCGTGCTTTTCAGAGCTTCCCTGAAGGTCTTGGTAGACCAATTAAGTACATTTTGTGATGACGCTGTTGCAAATTCAGTTGCAGCCATAATTCTTTACCTCGTTAAAGTTATTCCTCCGCATCCATCAGGTCATATAGCTTTTCAGCCTGAGAATCACTTAGAGAAAGCAAATTCTCAAGCGGCAGGTCAGCAATACTTGTTAAATCCATCCCTGACTTCTTGCTGTTCGGGGCATTACTGAAATTAGACTTACGCCCCAAAGCTTTTGCCTGAGCCAAAGAGGATTCTTTTTTTTGCAAATTAACAGGCGGTTGTTTTTTTGAAGCCACCATTTTTAATGCCTTACGCAATTTATTAGGGATAATCGCAGGGATGTTAGTCATGAAAGCATCCACTACTACATCAAAATCAGAATCGGGGAATTGTTCCCCAAATGCTGAATTAATTCCCGAAGCATAAAGCATTTCCATTGCTTCTTTGTGGCTGTTGGGAGGTCTATTACCGTTTTTCACAAACTCATCAAAGTTGCGGCTTATCCACTCCCATTGCCCTGTTAATTCACCAATCCCGGTTTGAAAAGCAGGATCTTCCGATATTACGTTTTTAGCTAAAGACCCTATATTAGAAGCCTGAGACTGATACATCTGCTGTTGCCTGCTGCTCATTATTTCCATCTGGAGCGGGGCAAGTTCTTGTCTTATAATGTCCTTTATGCGGTCGGATTTAATTATAGGTTTTTCATCTTCATCAAATTCAACCGCTAAAATATCCTGGTTTTGTTGTAACTCTGCTTCCTGGCGTCCTGCCTGTTGAGCCTGTTCCTGTTTGCGCTGTTCTATTGTTGATAGAAATTCATTGATCTGGCTGAATCTTCCTTCAAGGTTTTGCCTCTTAGACCTTTCTTTAGTAAGTTCTGCGAGTAACCCCTTGTTAGCTTTTTCAAGTTCGTCAAACCTTCTATTTACCGGATCATCCGGTTTAGTCTGGCTTTCATCAACAACTTCACCTTCTTCGCCCGGTGGAGGCGCTTCTTCTTCACCTGAAGGTTCAGCTTCAGAAAGTTCAACTTCGGTTTCCTCAACTTCGGCAGTTGTATCTTCTGTTGTCATAACATCTTCTATTGTCGCCATTTTTATTTCCTTTCACTCTTTCGGGAGTGTACCGATGCACCTTTTACAGTGGTGAACTGAATACGTCCTTTAACAGAGACGACCCGGTTAATAAAAAAGGCCCGGCAAACAATTCATTCAAGAACTGCCAACCGGGCCTATATGATCCTCGTGTTAGTTATTAACTATTTAATTTTAAAAGTTATTTTAAGTTCTGCGTTTTTAAGGCATGGCTTGTTCTCCTTTGTTATCGTAAACCATAATTGTTCACGTTCGCAAATATCAATTATTTCTTTTAATATCTTTTCTGCTTCAACTATATCGTTAAACATCAACCTTTCAATACCCGTCTCATGGGATTGGTATATACTCTATCAGTTTCATTCTTATGCCAGACATGATAATACTTAGACCAGAACTTTGCAAGTGATAAACTCTTAGTGTTAATCATTGCACAATACCTTGACGCTGCTGTTGTGGCTGTGGCTGTTGTCCGCCCATAGGTAATTGCTGCTGCATGGCCTGACGTTCCGCATCCTGCTGGCGGGCCATTTCCTGCCCTCTCTGGTTAATAAAGTCAGCTACTATCTGTTGAGCAGCCAACCGCTCTGTCTGACTAAGTTTAGCCATACCAACCGCATAATCCTGAGCATTCTCTTCCTGTTTTACTTCAAGTCTGGATTGCTCAATGACCGCCTTGGCTTGTTCTTTCATAATTTCAAGCTGGCTCTCCATCTCCTTCATCTTTTTGCCTTGTTCATTGGTCTGGTTTATAAATTCCATCCAATCCATTTTATCCCCGGCACTAAGATCAAGTTTCTCGATGAGAGTTTCAGGATTGACTGGGAACCCAAGCTTCAGCATTTCCATAAAAATGGCAAGCTCAGACATGGTTTTTGTAATATTGCCCGGAGAATCTTCAACCTTGATATTGTATTTAAGATCCTTGAAATTCCTTATATCAGTCTGCAAACCATGTTTATCATCAAACACCATGCCATTCTCAATTCTATACTTATCATTATTACCAATAATGCGGAGTAGTTGTTCTTCCGGCATATACTTCATTATTGTAAGGAGTTTGCGCCTGTATATCTCAAACCTCATCTTCTTGAAATTATCGAAAGCCCTTGCCAGCATCACAAGACCCTGCTGAATCCTAAGCCGGATAACAACTCCTGATTCCTGCTTATTCCCTATCTCCCCCATGAGATTGGGATTAAGACCGCTGATAGTCTTTATGGCATCCTGGGACAATGCTTCCATCTTCATACAGGCATCAGGAAATATAAGAGCAGGTTTTTCCTGAACTTTGCCCTGAGACAGCGCACCTTCTTTCAGCCATGTAATCTGCGTCGGGTCTGACCAGCTTTCTTCGGCCTGCCTTGGATCAACAAACGCCCCTATCTCAGCCATTACCCCCTGCCCCTGGCTGACCAAGGAATTAAGAGCCTGACACCATCTTTTGTTGACTTCTCTGTTGGGGTCTTTCAGCGGCCTTACTATCCCATAGTAATCAATGCTTTTGCCGCTTTTGTCTTTTGTCCAGAAAAACGGAACAAGGGAAAACCCATCAACAGGAATAGGGGAATCATTATCAAAAAGAATCCTGTCGCCCGTAAACTCAAGCCACTTAACCTTTTTATCCCATAAAGTAGTATAATCAAAATTAGGAATTTTCTCTTTTAACGCACTAAGCTTTTCTTCAGGAAATTCTTCAACCTGCCGGGTAACAGGGTTAAACCCATAATATCTCTTGTAATTATCCCAATACTGCATACGGATTACCCTGATAAGCTGCTTGTCAAGATTATAAAAATCAGGGTCAACCTGACGCTCATAATCGCTATCTTCAGGATCATCAACCGCTATCCCGTCAATATCATGGGTATCTACTTCATCAAGAAAAGGAAAGGCAATCTTCCCTGATTTCATTATGTCTTCAATATCCCCTGCATGTTCAGGATAATTTATTTTAAAGTCTTCAGTACTTAACCACTTTTCCCTGAATACCCACCTTGCATCCTTCCAATCATCACGCCTGCTTGACGGATCAATGGATACTTCATAGAATGGAACTTCAGTCTCGGACATAAGTATCTCAGTTGGTCTTTCAGGGTCGGCCATTACATCAACATCAATATAACCGGCCCCGCAGGTAGCACCATCGTCAAACGCTTCGATCTCTTCCTTTTCAGCACCGATTCTGTCATCGATAAACTCAATGGCTTCCTCCATTATGTCGCAAAGTAGCTGGTCTGAAGATTCCCTCGGTTCAGGTATAACCTTAAAGGGATTCTGGATTATAGTACCGACAGCCAGCTTTACACATGGCTCAATCATGTTCCACACATAAGCAGGCCGTGGAGGATTCCCCTTTTCAAGAGCATTTCTCTCCTGGCTGGTCCACATATGCCCGGCCTTGAAAGCGAAGTCAGACCATTTGTCCCTGTTCGTCTTCTGTGATACACTCACAGATTCACGAAACTTGTCGATAGCATCCCTTAGTTTTTCGGGTAGTAATTCAGACATTGGCTATATCGCCTTCTAATTGCGCTCCCAGAATATAATCACTTCAACGTCTTCAGTACCGGCCTCACTCTTCTTAATCTTCAACAAGTCACCTCTTGCTACAGGCTTGGGAGGATCAAAAATCAGGTCATGTGTAGTGCTTTCAGCCTTAGTCCCCGAATTCCACCTTTCATCACCATCTGTAAGCTGAGCCTGGTCAAATAGCCCAAAGGTTACAGTAGATGTCCCGGTTAAAGACGGAACTTTGGCCCATATCTCACTTATTTTACCTCTAAATTCAAAAGTCTTGACTGTTACCCATGCCGTCCCTGCCAAAGTCGCAGTTACAACATTTCGCCTTTCTAAGCTCATGTTTATTTATCCTTTTTAGGGCGTCCCGCAGGTCTGCCAACCTTGGCTTGATTGTCAACAGATTCAGTGGCAGGAGCGAAAGTTATGGGAGCAGTACCGACAGACTCCCCTATTGCAGGACCTTGAGGAATTTCGAAAGCAACCCGGGGTCTTGGATCATCCCTATAAAGAGCTACCACATAGTTGCCAACAAACCCTTCACCTGTCTCCGGGTCATAATGTACTATCACAGGGTTGATCCTGTTAGTCCTCATCAATCCCTTAAACTTAGGCTCTGTCACTTCCATAATGTCACCAGTTACTAATTTTACGAATGGCATAAACTCTCCTTTATCTGCCCATGAATCCGGCGTTATAGTGTTTTATTGGTAAATCGAAAACCTCTTCCTGAACTTTATACCCTGCCGCAAAAGTTCTGAACGCATCAGCCGGGTTACTGGTCCAGTCATGCAACGGCCTGTCACCAAGCTTCTTTTTCTTCTCGTCATACTCGGCCCTGTAATTCTCCAGACCGGCAAGGCCCTTATAGCACTTCTGCTCATCAAACCAGCTTCGGGCAATGGCATTTCGACCGGCAGGAATATGCTCTTTGATAATTACGTCCATATTGCGTGCCCTGTCAACAATCATTACAGGCTTGATACCAAGATCCTCCGCTGTCTGTTTCACAGTCTTGGCAATTATCCCTGTACTTGATTCCCTGCGTTTAGCATCATGAGGCATCCAGTGATTGCCATAGACATAAGGTTTTTCTTTGAGGACATTGGCATAATGTTCCATACCAAAGCCCCTGCCCTCATAATAGTCAATCCAATGGTACGACTGACCTCTTGGCTGCATGAACCATATTGCCATCGCATCATTAAGGCCCAGATCCCAGAAGGTATCAACTTCAACTCCGGGGTCCCAAGGGACTGAAGTTACTCTACCCTCGGTCCTTGCAGTAACCAGAGCAGAAGCATAATACGCCCCCATCACCGCACCGGAAAAGTTACAGAGGTATTCCTGAGAATAGAGCGCACTGCCAAGAGCAGTGCCGAACATATTGATATTCTGCTGAAGGATCTCGTCTAACTGCTCTTTTGAGAATACAGGAGTGTCAAGAGCGGTTAACCGTTCGGCAAACCATTTGGGAGATTTCAGGGCATTTTCGTAAGTCGTTTTACCATGGTTGTCGCCGCGACTGGTAAAAACGAACATTGCCCACCCACCATTTTCTTCAAGGATAGGCGACAGATAAGCCCATGCCATAGGGTCTGCCAAGGCCCACTCCGATAATACTAAGCCAACAGGAGGGCTGCCAACGATAGCATTATAATTGTCTGAACCCACCAACTGCCAGGTTGAGCCGTTACGGAATTCTATAAACATCGAATCATTACGGGTTCTGGTTCTGAGTTCGGGAGGGAATGCCTCATCTATCCGGCGCATTGAAGTACGGGGATTGACCGCATCCCAGATTGATTTACGGGCCTGATCGTATTTGGGAAGTAAGTGCCAGTAGTTACCTATACGCTTAAAAGCGGAAACAGCGGTATAATGTAAAGCGCAATCATCCTTTCCCCAACGTCTATGCGCCACTTCAACAGCACGAGTACCACCGTTTTCCATGTAGTTCCACAGCTTCATCTGGTCCGGTCTCGGCCTCCAGTTGTTAGGGAGCGTTATTTCTACAGCTTTACCCATTCATACCACTATATATTGTACGTCAAAGTTTTGACACCATACATCTATATAAACATGATTTTTATATCTGTCAAGTAGTTTGTGAAAATATTTTTATCTATACCACCTCCGCCCTGAAGTGGCTGAACTTATTGCCCTCTTCAAAACACCATGCTATATCAACGATTTCCCATAGCTTGCCGTGCCTTGATAACTGGAGTTTATCCCCTATTCTCGGCTCATAAGCAGTATTTACCTCCGGCGGGGTAATCCAACTGTTTGTAATAAAGAGATGTTTATAGAATTTAATCTTCATTGTTACCCTCCAATATCATCAGTAAATTACTCATTAGACCCCTCCCATATCAGACCAATCCCTCAGACACAAATAATGCAGGACTTATATCAGGCTTAACCATTAATACACCATTATCATCTAAATAATAGTCAGTGCAACAATTCCGGTAGAGTGCCAACTTAGCACGTCTATCAAGCGCAGATCCTTTTAAGACCTTGAGAGATTCCTTTACTTCATCATGTTCTTTGATCCCAGGGGAAAAAACAACCCCTATTCTCCCCCATTTTTCATAAAGTACACCATTACGGCTTATTGTTTGTAATGCTATTCTTTCTTTTTCCATCAAGATCCCTCCCGTCTTAACTCGTTAAAATATACCCTCGATTCAGGACATACCTTTAATATGATCTGTTCCAGTATAGCTAAAGGATCACCACTAAGCACCTCTTCATTAGAGAATCGTATGACATCCTTTCCCCTCTTCTCTATGGCTCTCGTACGTTTATCGTCATCAACTTCCCTGCCTTCATGGCAGCCACCATCTATTTCTATCACCAGTCTATACTTGATCAGGTAAAAATCAGCTATCTTATAACCATCATCAGTCTTGATAATCTTCTGGGCCTCATACTTAAAACCTAACACTTTTAACAGGGCGCCAAATTTCTTTTCAGCAGGTGTCGGATTAACTAAATGCTCAGACCTGAACTTATCGACTGCCTTACAACCACAACCCTTTACAGCCTTTCGTTTCTTCCTTATCCTCTTCTTTTTAGAAGATTTCCCTGCACCATACAATTCTATTTTACATAAATAATTCAAAATATTTTCACTTTTCTCTTGACAGATTCAGATTTTCATGGTACTTAACTCTGTTAAGGCGCCCGAAGCTATTTCGTTTATCCCCTTAAACTGCACAGAACCTTAAATTCAAAAGCGAAGCAGACTCTCAGCAAAAACTGAATCATATCAAACATTTAGCTATCTTGACCTTACGTAAGTGCTTAGGATTACAACACAATTTATTTCCACATGTCTCAACTACACGCTCATGACCATAGACCGGTTCAGGACCGAAGACTATCATAGCCGATTTCTGAGCTGGGAACTTCTGATGTCCCCCCGGATAGA